CAATACAAAAACGCATACAGGATATTGGATTTGATAACATTAGTTCTGTAATTGTAAGAAATAAAAGTCAATACCGTTTATTTTATCCTAAAGATGGAGCAGCAGCAGGTGATTCAAACGGCATTTTAGCTACACTAAAAAGAACACAACAGGGTATAGGATTTGAGTTTGCTGATATAAAAGGAATGAAACCCTCTTCGATGGATTCAGGATTTATAAGCAACACTGAGTATATTATAGAGGGTGGATACGATGGATATGTTAGGCGGCAGGAAAGTGGTGACACATTCGACGGAAGTAATGTTGTCGCTGTGTATAGATCACCTGATCTCTCTCTTGGAGATACCGGCATTCGCAAACTTATGCAGCGTGTTATTTTAAATTATGAGGTAGAAGGAACAGTAGACGCACAACTTAGAATTAGATATGATTCGGACAGTAAGGATGTGCCTCAACCTACATTTTTTAATATTGATTCGCCGGGTGGCATTGCTATCTATGGTAGTTCTTCTTCTACTTATGGAAGTGCTACTTATGATTCAAGTGGAGCACCAATTTTTAGACGGGCTATTGAAGGATCAGGATTTCTTGTTGCTGTAAGAGTTAATCACGATAGTTCAAATAATCCATTTACTTTACATTCATATCAATTAGAATTTACTGCAGGAGGACGACGATAATGGGAGCAACCTACACAAGACAAAGTAGCACAGAAATTGTTGATGGTGAAGTCATCAATGCAGCAGATTTTAATAATGAATTTGCTCAACTAGTTTCTGCCTTTGCTGTTTCTACTGGGCATACACATGATGGCACTACGGCTGAAGGTGGGCCTGTCACTAAGCTTTTAGGTACAGCCATTACAATTGGTGATGGGTCATCAGGCACAGACATTGCTGTAACCTTTGATGGAGAAACTAGTGATGGTCTTCTTACATGGATGGAAGATGAGGATCACTTCAAGTTTAGTGATGACGTAGTTATAGACAGTACAAAACGTCTTTACCTATTTGATGAAGGTGGAGAGTATATTTCTGGTGATGGAACAGATATTACTGTAACATCTGGTGCTGACATCAATCTTACTGCTACTTCTGATGTTAACATACCAGCCAATGTAGGACTTACATTTGGTAATGATGCAGAGAAAATCGAAGGAGATGGTACTGATCTTACTATCTCAGGCAATAATATCAATCTTACTGCCACCGCTGATGTTAATATTCCTAGTGGGGTGGGTGTCACATTTGCAACAGCGGAAAAGATTGAGTCAGATGGTACAGACCTTTTAATTACAGTTGGAAGTGGTGGAGATATCAATATTCCAGCGGATATCGGGGTTACTTTTGGTAATGACGGCGAAAAGATTGAAGGTGACGGCACTGATCTTACAATTAGTGGTAATAATATTAATCTTACTGCCACTGCTGACGTTAATATTCCTAGCGGAGTAGGAATTACATTTGCTACGGCTGAAAAAATTGAATCTGATGGTACGGACCTTAGTATAACTGTGGGTTCAGGGGGTGATATCAATGTCCCTGCAAATATCGGTGTTACATTTGGTGATGATGGTGAGAAAATTGAGGGTGATGGTACAGACTTGACAATTAGTGCAAGTGCTGATTTAAACCTTACTGCTACTACAGATATTAATATTCCAGCTAACGTAGGTCTTACATTTGGTGACGATGCTGAAAAGATTGAGGGTGATGGAACTGACCTTACAGTTTCAGGTAACAATATTAATCTGACTGCTACGGCTGATGTAAACATTCCAAGTGGTGTGGGCCTTACGTTTGCAACTGCTGAAAAAATAGAATCAGATGGTACTGATCTTTCAATTACTGTAGGATCAGGTGGTGACATAAATGTACCTGCAAACATTGGCGTTACATTTGGTGATGATGGTGAAAAGATTGAAGGTGATGGAACTGATCTTACGATATCCTCTTCTGCTTTAGCCACAATTGATGCTGGTACTGACATTGTTCTTGATGCAGATGGTGGTGATATCTTCTTCAAAGATGATGGCACTACATTTGGTTCAGCTACAAATACTAGTGGTAATTTGATTATTAAATCTGGTACTACTACTGCCCTTACCTTTAGTGGTGCTAATTTAACTGCTGCTGGAACAATTGGTTCTGGTGCTATTACATCTACTGGTGTAGTAACTGGTACTGGATTTACGATAGGATCAGCAGCTATTCTTGAAGCAGAACTTGAAATACTAGATGGTGCAAACGTAACTACAGCCGAACTTAATTTACTGGATGGTTCTGCAAAGTCAACATCTTCTATTACTGTTGCAGATGCAGATGCTATTATAGTTATAGATGGCACAACAACAAAACAAATTCCAGCTTCTGATATTAAAACGTATGTAGGTTCAGGTGCGGTTAGTGCAATTAATAATGCTACAGCAAATGAACTTGTAACTATCGGCTCTACTACTACAGAGTTAGATGCAGAAGCTAACCTTACCTTTGATGGATCAACTTTTGCTGTTACGGGTGATGCTACAATTAGTGATGATTTAGGTTTAATATCAGATGCTGCTGTGTTAACATTTGGTGCTAACTCTGAAATTACTGTAACTCATGTACATGATACAGGATTAAATTTTAAACATACTGCTACAGGTGATGATAAACCTATAGTTCTTACTTTGCAAACTGGTGAAACAGATATGGCTGCAAATGACGTTATCGGCAAGATTGCGTTTCAGGCACCAGACGAAGGTACAGGTACAGATGCTATTCTAGTATCTGCTGCAATACAAGCAGTTGCAGAAGGAGATCATAGTTCATCAAGTAATGCTACAAGATTAGAGTTTCATACTGCCGCAAGTGAAGCTGCAGCAGCAAAAGCAATATTAACTTCTACTGGCGTTTTTCAAGTTGGAAACGGCAGTGCCAGTTTACCATCATTAACTTTTAAGGATGATACTGACAGTGGATTCTATAGAGTTAATGCTAATCAACTTGGACTTACCGTAGCTGGTACGGCTGCTGTTCGTTGGGAATCTAGTTGTCAAAGAATGGAAACTAATGGTAGTGAATCAGCACCTGTTTATGCATTTATTAATGATGTTGATACTGGAACATTTTTGTCATCAGCAGGAGTACTTGGTATTGCTGCTGGTGGAGACACACCAGTAACTATTGCTAGTAGTGTAGTTACACTAGCTGGTGCTACAATTAAAGGAATTGATGGTAGCACTTCTTCACCAAGTTTTCACGGTACAACAAGTACAAATGCTGGTATTTTCTTTCCTACTGCTGATCATATGGCTGTTACGATAGGTGGCTCAGAGCTTGCTAGATTTGGTAGCAATTCCTTTATGCTCAATGAAACATCAAATGCTAGTTCAACTATTGGAGTAACAATAAATCAGGGTGGTCAAGATAATGAAATACTAGCATTTAAGTCTTCTGAAATTGCACATGGTATGACATCTGTAGGAGAAACAGATACCTTTGCTAGTTTTCAAAAAAATGATAATGGAGTTAGAGGTGGTTTAGTAATTCTTGGTCTGGCAGAATCCGATTATGCTGGCCCCGGTATTGAACTAAGTGGATACTCTCAAGCAACTGATACTGCCTCTAGTACATCTGCAACAGCAGTAACTAGTGTTCGTGCAAGTAAAACTAGTGGAAGTGGTGGTGCTGCTGTATCCAGTGATGCAAATGTTTTTCGTATTGTTGCTTCAGGTAACACTCAATGGATTTGTGATGCTGAAGGAGATACAAAGTATAACGGCTCAGATGGAGCAGGAGCATTTGATGATTGGGATGACGTAGAGTTATTAACAACTGCTCGTCATGTAACAGTAACAGACAAGAAGTTTGCTAAACAAATGTTTGGAAACTTTGTTCAAGAAAATGCAGAAGTTTTAGATAAGTATGGTGTTATAACTTTAAATGATGATGGACATCATTTTGTTAGTACTAAAGGGTTGAATGCTTTAGTGATTGATGCTATTCGACAAACACGAAATATTCAAAAAGCTTTTTATAATATTCTTTCTGATGAACAGAAGAATAAATTTGCTGGTGAACTAGAAGAAATGAAACTGCCTGTACTACCAGCATTTCAAACACCATAAATAAAGGAGATTAAAAGTATGGCATTGCAAGCAAATATTCCACTACAGGGCGGTATTACTCACAATAATGGATATGTTCGTGTAATAGGTGCTCGTCTATTTAAAAAAGATAATGATGATAATTGGTTTCTTATGGTAGATGTATCTGTGTACAAAGATGCAGATGAACGAGCAAAAGCTGCTCCTGAAATTATTCCTTGTCCTTCCATAGATAAATTTAAGTATGCTTATTCTGTAGGTGATGAGAGTGATAGTAATCTTATTGCTTTATCGTATACTAAGCTCAAGACTGAAAGTGTACTTGATGGAGCTTCTGACGTTTAACCGCACTTGGAGAACGTAAGTAAGGAAATTATTTTATGTCAAACCAACTAGATGTAAATGATATTATTAG